TGGCGGCAACCGGGTCCTCCACTCCGGCTCCATCCAGCTCATCGCGGGCCAGCAGGACTACGACCTCAGCCAGCTCCTGGGCGTCACGGGCTCCGACGGCCTGCCGGCCAGGATCCTGATCCGCCAGCTGTTCCACTTCTCCCCGTTCGCCAGCTTCAGGTTCTTCGGCACCACGTCGGCCATCAACTACCTGAACGGCAACTTCAACTTCCAGTCCTTCACCCCGGAGAGCGTGTTCTACATGCTGCCGGTCTGGGAGGACGTGCTCCGCGGCATGCAGTTCGAGACCTCTAATCGGGTCCGTCGATCCCACTACTCCTATGAGGTGCACGGACCGAACAACATGCTCCGGATCTACCCGAACCCGACGGACAACAACAACCTCTTCTTCACGTACAACGTCATCGACCCGAACGACGTGCTCTCGAACGACGGCCAGTCCTACGGCGTGTCGAACCTGAGCAACATCCCGTACGGGACGATCAGCTACTCGCACATCAACTCGATCGGCAAGCAGTGGATCTGGAGGATGTCCCTCGCGCTCGCGAAGGAGGTCCTCGGCCTGATCCGCAGGAAGATCGGCAACGGGAGCGTGCCCATCCCGGGCGGCGACCTGGCCTTGGACGGCGGTGACATGGTCACCGACGCCCGCGGTGAGATGGAGGCGCTCCGGAACGAGCTCCGGGACCTCCTGGACCAGATGACGTACGACAAGCTGGCGGCCAAGGAGGCCGAGCAGGCGGAGAACACCCGCAGGCTCCTCCAGGGCGTCCCGCTCAAGATCTACACGGGGTGAACGTGAGCGTTTGGAAGAAGCTACTCGAGTTCGTAGAGACCCACGTCCTCCCCGAGGAGAAGATGTACCGGGGCGAGACCAACGTCCGCCTGCAGGACATCCAGTCGCTGTTTGACGCGCTCAAGGGCGACGAGAAGGACGGCCCGTTCACGGACGATCCGAAGGTCCTCTCGGGCGGGACGCCCAACCCCGAGGGCGACGTCGTGAACGCGCAGTACCCCGTGGACTCCCGCGTCTGGGGTCGCTGGTCGCGCACGCCGGACATGGCCGCCATCTTCGGGACCACGAAGGACGAGCCCCACCCGGGAGCCCCCCGCGGAGGCACCGTCATGAAGCGGTCCTACGGCGGTCGGGTCTTCTACGCCCCTGGTAAGCCGTCCACCGACCACGAGCGCTTCGGCTCGGCCATGGATCGCTACGACGTCATGATGCTGGGAGACGTGGAGGACGCGCCGATCGGACACGAGAGGGGCGTCACCAAGTTCCCCACCTCGGGCAAGCCGCAGGGCAACATCGTGGTCCACAAGATCGCCTGGTCGCCGGCCATCGGCTCCACCGAGGAGCGCCAGGGCAGGCTCAAGGGGCTCCTGATGGGTGGCTCCGCCAGCCCGCTGCGCCGCAGGCCGCAGCCTCACCAGCCCACCACCCCGGACCCGGGCCGTCCGCACGACCCGAGCGACCCCAAGCACGACAAGTTCCACGCCTTCCAGAGGCGCGGCGCCGGTCGCACCGCGGGGCTGCCCGACGACCCGCAGGACGTGGAGAAGTTCGGCACCGCGGGTCGCACGGGGCTGGGCCACAAGATGCAGCAGCACAAGAGGAAGCGGGACGAGGACTGAGTGGCCCGCAAGTTCATCACGACCCGCGAGCTTGGGCTCGTGGACAACTGGAACAAGGAGCTGATCCAGGGGACCGTCCAGCAGGAGGTCCTCTACTACGCCATCTCCGATGACTCCGTGGTGCACGACGTGTACAACGAGGCCATCGTCAAGGAGTACTCCCAGCCCGTCCGGATCAACGCCCGGGCCGAGTTCCAGCAGCTCGCCACCGCCGCCAAGGGCGGGACCCTGGACTCCAATTTCAGGGTGAGCGTCTCGCTGCACCGTGAGGAGTGCGACGAGCGTAACATCAAGCCTCGCGAGGGCGACTACATCGAGTTCGGCCAGCTGGTCCTAGAGATCACCACGGTCGGATGGGATGAGCCGGTCTACGGGCAGATGAACGACAAACTTAGCTACAGGCTGACGTGCATCCCCAGCCGGGAGACGCAGTTCAAGGTTGAAAACGTGACGGCGGACTCGGTCGACAACACTCACCCTGTCAACCCCGCCAGGCCAAGAACGCTGGGTGACGACCTCTGAAAGGACCGTTTGTGAAGAAGATCCTCGCTGCCCTCCTCCTAGCCCTCTCGGCCTGCGCGCTGCTGCACGGCCCCCCGTCGCTCCCGGCGGACCAGGCACAGGACTCGGTTTACAAGGTCAGGGTCATCCTGACACTCGACACCACCCCGCTGCACAAGGATGACCCGGCCGACGGGTCGAAGATCAAGAAGATCGGGGCCCTGGTGGACAACCCGGACCTCCTGGTCGACGCCAAGCTCCTCTCCGAGGGCGACAACACCGCGAAGGTCGGATGGTCCGGCACTGGCTGGGTTGCCGCGAACGGCGTGGGACACAGCTACGTCATGACGGCCGGCCACGTCTGCGAGTCCGGCAAGGTCTACCACCTCGAGTACATCGACTGGTCGACGTTCACCGTCAAGAAGGTGGACCTGCCCATCCTCTCGACCGAACACACGCTGATCAACCGTGACAACACCGAGTTCCCGGGAGGCACCGTCCTCGCCGACGAGGACCTGGACGACGACTACAACGGCAAGGACCTCTGCGTCATCGGCGTCCCCGGCTACCTCGGCAAGGCGTTCCCCCTGGCCACCCAGGACCCGCCCTACGGGACCAGCTCAGAGGTCATCGGGGCCCCCACCGGGCTCTGGGGAGGCGGCGTGGCCATCACGGCCAACCTGAAGTACTCCGGACGCGGCACGGTGTTCCACACCAAAACCGACGGTCTCTCGTTCACCGGCGAGGCGGCTCCCGGTAACTCTGGCTCCGCCATCACCTACCAGGGTCGCGTCGTGGCCCTGCTCAACCTGGGCGGCAAGCGCTTTCCCTCCCTCTCCGTGGGCGTCCCCCACGAGGAGATCCGAGACTTCCTCCGGAGGGCCCTGCACAAGGCTCCCTGATGCCGCCCCGTGTCCTCCCACAGACCGCCCGACGAATCCGGGTGGAGGACATCGACCGCGGGGTCCTCCGCTGGTTCGATCGGGTCGTCGACGCCCACGTCCTGACGCCAAAGAACGAGAAGCAGAAGGTTGCTGTGACCTTTGCCTCGGGTGAGCGATGGGTGATGGCGTCCGACCGAAAGGGCATCAGGGACCGTGACGGCCGCCTGATCCTGCCGGTCATCCAGATCAAGAGGTCGGGGATGGATCCGATCACCAACATGTCGGCGCTCGGCGCCAACGTGCCACGCCTGCAGATCTCACGCCAGGTACACGGGAAGAGCTCCCAGCTCCAGAATGCGGACTACTCCCGGCCCATCTCCTCCCGGAGGATCAACGACTCCGCGGTGTACGAGGTGTGGACCGTCCCGTTTCCCGTGACCATGGTCGTGAAGTACAGCATCAGGGTCCAGGCCTCCTTCAGCCAACACGTCAACGACGTGATCGAGAAGGTGATGTCTAAGCTGGAGTTCTTCGATGTCCCATCGTTCGTGATCTCCCTCGAGGGACTCGACCGGCAGGAGGGCATCCAACAGGGCCAGGGCTCGTCGGAGCTGCTCTCCGAGGACCATGCCCCGTATGAGAGCCGGCAACCCCTTGACACGTATTACGCCGTGGGTTACCTGGACGGTGACCTCGGCGACGACGGCAACCTGGAGGAGTTCACCGACCAGGAGCGCATCGTGCAGGTCCGTTTCGACTTCAAGGTCCCGACGGCACTGATGCTGGATCCCGAGGGGGAGAGGCCGGCCGCGCAGATGGAGACGACGGCTTTTGGCATCGACTTTGAGGGAGATGAGACCGTGACCCTGGCGGACGATCCGGCCGGGGCGGACATCGATAAGATTCTCGGGCCCAAGTGAGCCCAATTTGCCGTCCGGCTGCCCCCGCGGCGGCCGCACATCTATCTAGTGTGGGGGTTTTCGCCCCATCAACCGCTTCGAGAGGTGGAACCACGTAATGCCGCAGACCTTCATGTCCCCTGGCGCCGAGACTGTCGAGGTCGACCAGTCCTTCCTCGAGGCCGGCGCGCCGCAGCCCGGAGCCATCCTCATCGGAAGGACCGTCAAGGGCCGTGCCTTCTATCCGGTCACCGTCCGTAACTTCACCGAGTTCCAGACGATGTTCGGCCCGGTGGACCCGACGTTCTACCAGGCCGGCGCGCTCCCGTACGCCGCCAAGAACTACCTTCAGAACTCCACGGCCCTGACGGTCGTGCGCGTGCTCGGCCACCAGGACGGTGGCTCGACGACGAACGGTTACTCGGTCACCTCGATCGTCGGAATCACCGACACGTCGGGCACGATCGGCACGACGGGCTCGATCCTCGCCGTCCTGCACACCAACCAGGCGTTTCCCGCCGTGCAGGTCTCAGGCGTGGCCCTCGACGCCAACCGCTTCACCATCAAGATCGGCGCGGTGTTCGCCGCCACCGCCTCGTTCCTCACCGCCTCGGACGACTACGTCGGAAAGGTCCTGAACACGGACCCCACGAAGTACAGCACCTACGGCCACTACGTCTACCAGCTGTTCCCGTACCAGAAGCAGGCGGCCTCCGCCTCCTGGTACCCCGTGCAGCCCGCGGCCCCGGTGAACGTCGCCTTCAATCGCAACTACGACCACGGCGTCTCGCCGTACATCAAGTCGCAGCTGATCGGCGGCGTGGAGTTCGACCTCTTCAGGTTTCACACCCTGAACGACGGTCGGGCCACCAACGACAGCATCAAGATCGTGATCGATAACGTCAGGCCGAGCCAGTCGCCGACGTTCCAGCCGTACGGCCAGTTCGACGTCATCGTTCGCTCGTTCTATGACACCGACCAGCGGCCGGTGGAGCTCGAGCGCTTCGCCAACCTGACCCTCGATCCCAACTCGCCAAACTACATCGCGAAGCGAATCGGCGACCAGTACGAGCAGTTCGACACCACGACTCGCAAGTTCATCATCACGGACGGTACGTACCCGAACAAGAGCCGCTACGTCCGCGTGCAGATGAACTCGAACGTCGCCAACTACCCCGCCCAGTCGCTGCCCTTCGGATTCCGCGGCTACGTGTACCCGGCGTTCTCCGGATCCACGATCGGTAACGGGGCGGGCTTCGGCATCGCGACCATCCCGGCGCTGCCGTACGTGCCGAACCAGATCGATCCGTACACGAACAACTACAACACCAACATCAACTGGGGTGTCTCGTTCGTGTCCGGTGGCATCGCGGATCGCATGCGCGCCCTCACGGATGGCGTGGCCCTCGTCGGCGCCCTCACCGGCTCGGATCCCGACTTCTCACTCCGTAACCTGACCGGCACGTACGTCAACGGCGTCCTTCGGTACTCGTACCTGCAGGGCTACGGCGCGTACACCGCGTCCTACGCCTCGTCCTCGCTCCAGGCCTTCACGATGCCGCTCTTTGGCGGTTTCGACGGGTTTGACCTCAGGGTGCAGGACCCGCTCTACCTCCAGAACACGGACACCGACGCCACGGCGATCGGCTGCGTGGACCTGAAGAGGGCGGTGGACTGCATCGCGAACCCCGATTTCATCGCGGCCGACACGATCGCTCTTCCGGGCATCTCGAACCAGCAGGTGACGGACTACGCCCGCACCACGGTGAACACCCGAAAGGACATGTTCTACGTGATGGACCTTACCGGTGCCACCCGCCAGGAGGCGATCGCGAACCTCAACGCCCGTAACATCGACGACAACTACGCGGGCGCGTACTATCCGGACCTGATCCTGAACGACACCGCGAACAACAGGATGGTCCGCGTGCCGCCGTCGGTCGGAGTCATGGGCGCCCTCGCCTACAACGACCGGGTGGCTCAGGCGTTCTTCGCCCCGGCCGGCCTGAACCGTGGTGGCCTGGCGCAGTTCGGCGTCGTCGACATCGTCGACCGTCTGAACCATGACGACCGCGACGCGCTCTACGACGCCAAGATCAACCCGATCACCCGCTTCCCCGCGGAGGGCATCGTGATCTTCGGCCAGAAGACGCTGCAGATGCGTCCCTCGGCCCTGGACCGCGTCAACGTCAGGCGCCTCCTGATCCTCGCCAAGAGGGCGGTGGCCACGTTCGCCCGGACCCTGTTGTTCGAGCCGAACAACCCCGCCACCTGGACCAGGTTCGTCAACAAGGTGAACCCGATCCTCGAGGGCTACCGCCGTGACCAGGGCATCAACCGCTTCAAGGTGGTGATGGACCAGACCACAAACACGTCGGACGTGATCGACCGCAACGAGATGAAGGGCAAGATCTTCCTCGAGCCCGTGCGCGCGGCGGAGTACATCACGATCGACTTCGTCATCACCCCGACCGGCGTCGCCTTCGGGAGCTGATAGATGGGTCGTCTCCTCAAGGAGATGTTCGGGGTCGGGCCCCGGCGGGTCACCGAGGTCACGGTCAACGTGCCCGACGAGGACATGCCAGGGCTCCAGAAGGCCGTGCTCGCCGCCATCAAGGCCGGCGACCTGCCGAAGACCGCGACGAAGTGGGCCCGCTCCGCCGACTCGGCCGCCGCCGACGCCGCGAAGCAGGCCAAGAAGGACAAGGGCAAGGACAGGCCCGAGGTCCCCGCCCCCAACAAGGCCGACCCCAAGCCGTCTCCCGCGAGGGACAAGGCGGGGGAGCCGGAGGAGCCCGTCTCCCCCACCGCCAAGACCGTGGCCTCGATGCCGGCCGTCAAGCCGAACGTCGCGACCAACAAAGGTCGCAGCGTGCCGGCCACCAACCGCTTCGCCGGCCGTAACGGTGACGAGGAGCCGTTCCCGGACCTGGGCGCCCCGAGGTCGGCCACGACGAGCGTCGACCCCGACGACGACGGCGAGTACAGGAGCCCGTTCGGTCACCTGGGGTTCGGCCAGTCATCGTGGGACGCGGTCCCCGGCTACATGCGTGACCCCGAGATGATGCCCCACGCCTCCGGCGGATCCCAGCGTGTTCCCGGATCGCGTGACCGCGAGGACCAGCCAGCGTACAAGGGACCGTCCCCCAAGGGCCGCCCCTGGACCGACAAGGACGTCAAGTCCATGGGCCCCACGAAGCCCGGCATGCTCAGCCGTCTGTTCGGAAGGAAGGCCAAGTGAAGCTGCTCTACGAGATGTTCGGCATCAACGAGGCGGGCGTCGAGAACGAGCCCACCGCCGAGCCGAAGAAGAAGCGCAAGTCCTTCGCCGCCGACCGCGATGAGGAGGATCCGGAGGACGCCGGGGATGAGGTCCCTGAGTTCGGCACCAGCGACCTCCCCGACGAGGAGCCGCCCCCCGAGTTCGGATCGTCCGAGCCCGACCTCCCGGAGCCCGAGGAGGACGAGCCGGCGCCGGACGACGATCTGGACCCGCGCAACGACAAGAAGTTCGCCTCCGAGCCGCAGAAGAGCAAGCCCAAGGCCGTCGACGCGGCCCCGGGGCTGACCATCTCCGGCGATACCGCGACGCTGAACCAGCTCCGGGATGCCCTGGAGCAGCTGGCCAACAGCCCCAAGGTCGATGACGACCTGGCGGACTGGCTGGACGAGTGCGTGCGGGCGATCGACATGGCGGGACGTCGGCACGAGCCGAACGTCTCGCTCCCGAGGTTCACCGCGACCCCGGACCTGGACGACTTCGACGACGCCGACGACGCGTCGGACGACGACTACTGAGAGCTGAGAGGAGCACGACATGGCGCGCAGGAGCACCTGGCAGAGGCTGATGGAGTCCACCGAGGGACCGACCGTCACGGTACAGATCCCGAGGATGTGGGCCGAGGAGCTTCTGCGCTCGCTCGCCACGGCACTCGAGATGGACGACGGCATGGGCATGGGCGACGAGATGGGGGGAGACATAGACATGGAGCCCCACATGGAGCCGGACGGCGACGACGTGGGCGGCGCCCCGGACTTCGACCTCGACGACATGTTCGGCGGCGGGGACGAGGAGGGCGGCGAGGAGAAGCCCGAGCCCCCCGCCGGCGACTCCGATGACGACGACGACTCGGATGACGAGCCGGACGAAGACGAGGAAGAGGACGATGACGACGAGGAGGAGCAGGACGAGGCCGCGGACTACTCCAAGTCCGGCGGCAACCCGTCCGGCCTCCGCACCCAGACGGCGTTCGGCGAGATGTTCCGCCGCCCCGGTCGCAAGCCCCTCTCCGAGGGCCGCAGGCCCTCCCCCCGTCGCGGAAGGCGCTGACCGTCTGAGGGAGGCCGGATGGCCCTCCCCATGGCCAAGGTGTCCGGCCGGTCCGAAACCCGTCCGAGGCCCTAGGTGAACACATGAAGCCCATCTACGAGGTCCCGCTGGCCTCCCTCGCCGCCAGGTGCTCCGCCCTCGAGGCCGAGCTGGCGGCGTTGAAGCGTCTGGTCTCCGCCGCGGCCCTGGTCACCGCCCTCTCCGGAACGGTCGACGCCCACTTCGTCAGCCTCTCGGGATCCGTCAACTCGGCGATCCAGACCATCAGCGGCGGCGGGCTCACGTTCGTCTCGACGGACCAGACCATCAGCGGCTCTGGCATTCCGGCGAACCCGCTCTCGATCGTCCCGGTCAGCTCCTCGATCGACGGCTCGATCAAGAACTCCTACTCGGTCCTCCAGAGCGCGATCACCGGGACCAACAACACCGTCACCAACGTCTCCAACTCGGTGACGACGCTTTCGGGAACGGTCGACGCCCACTTCGCCAGCCTCTCGGGCACCCTGGATTCGGGTATCAAGGCCGCGGTGCACATCAGTGGCACTGTCTACTCTGGCCTGACGGGCTCCGTGCTCTTCGTCGGACCCAACCAGATCTTGGCCGACGATCCCGGCGGGATGTTCTGGGATCAGACGAATCGACGTCTCGGCCTCGGTGTGGTGAACCCCAGCGCGGCGCCCCTGCACATCCGCGGCGGTGTCGCTAGCGGCGTCAGTCCGGTCAATCCGTCGCTGATCGTCGTCGAGTCATCCGGGTCTGCGTACATCTCTGTCAACGGGGGGGCGGGCCAGGACAAGGCGCTCGTCTTCAACAACCCAAGCAACACCGCCGACGGCGCGCTGGTCTATGACAACGGACTGCTACCGAGGGGGCTGCAGGTCAGGACGGGCGGTAACAACACCAACCTCACCGTCGACGTCACCGGGACAGTCACAATCTGGAATAACGTCCTGAACATGAACTCGCATCGGGTCAACAACGTGGTTGATCCGGCCTCGGCCCAGGATGCGGCGACAAAAAACTATGTGGACGTCCTGTCCGGCTCCGTGAACTCCGCCACGAACCACTCGAACGGCGTGTTCAACATCAAGTTCTACGGGGCGAAGGGGGACGGCGCGACTGACGACACCGCAGCGATCCAGGCGGCCCTCGACGCCGCAGGAGCGGTGTCTGGAACCGTCGTGGTACCCGCCCAGGGCACCGCATACCGTTTCAGCAACTTGAAGCTCTCGCCGTACACCAAGCTCCGCGGGGAGCACATGTGGCTCAGCAGGCTTCAGCGAATCCCCGGATCGACTGGTGTTGCCATCCGTGAGAAGACGGTGGCGGAGGGCAATCCCGTCGGCGCCACGGGAATCTGGATCCAGGACCTGTTCGTCGACGGTAACAACACGCTCGGCGACGGGATCAACCTGGGAAATCAGACGGCCAACTTCGCTCTGAGCACGATGGCGGGCATCCAAAACGTCGCCAGCTGGTACTTCGTTTCGGGCTCTGGCTTCAAGATCAACTCGAACGCCGACGCGTTTCATTACCTCTGGGCCGATCACAACGCGACGGGCGTCTACTTCGGTGGAGGTGGTGCGAACGTCATCCACTCGCTGTACGCCGAGTTCAACAGCGTCTATGACATCCAGATCAACGATTTCGGCACGAGCGTCCACGGCGTGCAGATTGAGACCAACTCGTCTGCCTCGGCGCACCTCCGAGTGGAGGGCCTACAGAATAGCTTCTACGGCATCTACTTCGGTCTCGGCGCGAACGCTGGGACGTTGATTTCCAACGCACCCGGGGCAAACCGAAACAGCTACTACTCGATCTCGGTCGCCGCGAACGGCTGGACGTACGTTGACACGGTGCGACATGAGGCGTGGGCCCTCGGCACGGGTCCGACCGCCAGTCTGCACTCGTACGTGATCGGGGAGGGCTCTGGCGACACCGCCGATTATTACATCAACGGCTCGACGGCCGCCGTGGGCTATAGGTCAGGCGATAACACCTGGTTCCCGGGCGGCGTCAAGCTAGCCTACCTGAACAACACCGGGGACACGAAGCTGAACGGCTCCCTGACCGGAAGCGGCCAGGCGCTCCTCACACGCGGCTCCACGGGACTGGCCGGGCTGGGATACGAGCTGCTGGTCCTCGAGAATAACTCGGACGCCGTCCTGATGTTCAAGGGGTCGTCCGTCAACGAGAAGTCGATCTACTACACGAACCCCAGCGGTACCGCCGACGGCGGTATCGTCTACGACAACCCGGGTACCCCTCGCGGGTTCCAGTTCAGGACGGGGGGCAATGCCACTCGGTTCATCCTGGACAGCAACGGCGTGGCCACGATGAAGAACAACGTTTTCATCACTGGCACCCTGAACGTCAACCAGTCGAACGCCGGCGCCACGCTGAGCGTACGTCCCGCCAACAACAACACCGACGGAATTTTCATGGACCAGGCCGGTGGCTATACGGCCTCCATGGTCTACGAGGGAACCAATACCGACTTTGGCGGATGGGGCCTCACCTTCAAGATGCCCTCGGCCGCCACGACCCAGGTCGACCTCCTGAAGCTTCGAGGTGATCGTCGTGTGTACGTGTCGGGGGCGCTGCTGGTGAGCGGTAGCGCCGACGTCTTCCAGATGAACGTCCACAAGGACCTCATCGTCTCGGGCAGCTCATACGTCGCCGGAAACCTTTACACCACGGGTAACCTCGTGGTACTAGGCCAACAGGTCATCGTCGGAAGCACGAGGTATGAGCAGGGCGTAACGGCCGAGCTCCTGATCCAGACCGTCTCCGGTGCCAACATCAACTCCGACGGACAGGTCTCCGCCAAGGCGGGATACGCGACAGGTCCCTCAGGAAGCACGGGCCAGCTCTACCTCAGCACGACGATCTACACGGGCAGCCAGGTCGCCGGATCCGCGCAGCAAGTCTACAACTGGATCCCCAATCCGGGAACTCAGACATTCACCATCAGGATGGTCGGTGGGGGTGGCGGCGGGGCCGGCGCGGCCGCTAGCTCTGCCGGAGCCGGCGGTGGATCGGGTTTGTATTGGGAGAGTACCTTCATGGGTGCCATTATCCTGAACACTCCCCTCAAGACTGGATCACTCTATGTCGGTTCGGGCGGGGTCACGGGGTCTGCGGGCGGCGGGACCGGCGGAACTGGCGGGGACACCGTCTTTTCCTTCAACAACGTCAACTATGTCACCAAGGGCGGCATCGGTGGCACGGCGGGCACCGCACCGGGCGGCGCGTTGGGCACGGGCTGGACCACCAGCGCCCGCGGTATCACCGCGATCATCGCGGGAGAACCCGGAGACGGCTCGATCGTTGCCACCGGTGGCTCTCTGGCGGGCAAGGGAGGCAACAACCCCCTGGGGGTCGGCGGCGCGACGAGCGCCGGCGCCGGCGTGGCCGGACGCGGCTTTGGCGGAGGCGGAGGCGGCGGAACCAATAACACTGCCGGCGGGTCCGGATCCTGGGGCGCCATCATCATCGACGAATACGGATGATTTTTGGGGCGACGGCCGATAAACGGGCGGCCGTTCTAGGTACTCTCCGAATGCCGCAGTTGTGATTGACGCGGCCGTAAGTGTAGGAGACCAAAGAACATGGCCGAGATCCTCGAGACCAACCAGATGCTGGCGAACGCCTATGAGCCCAAGCGGAAGTTCCGCTGGACCATGGAGATCGACGGTATCGACGCGTTCACCTTGAAGACCGGTGCCCGTCCGCAGATGACGTTCGAGGAGACCGTCATCGACTACATCAACACCAAGCGGTACGTGGCCGGCAAGATGGCCTACTCGCCGCTTAACATCACCCTACAGGACCCGATCGCGCCCTCCGCGGCCCAGAAGGTCATGCAGTGGGTCCGCCTGGCCTACGAGGTCATCACCGGTCGCGGTGGCTACGCGGCCCAGTACAAGCGTGACTGGTCCCTGAAGATGTTGGACCCCCAGGGTGCCGTCATCGAGCAGTGGGACATCAAGGGCGCCTGGATCCAGGACGTCAACATGGGCGAGCTCGACTACGCCTCCAGTGACAACGCCGAGGTGGCGTTGGTCATCCGGTTCGACTCGGCCGTTCACCTGTTCTGATACTGGGACATAATTACCCACCATGGCGGCATCAGGCACCCTCAGCTCCCCCGTCCTCGGACTCACCAGGGTCGACCTGGGCGAAGGCCCCTGGACCTATCAGAAGGCCGTCGACGTCGAGAACGCCCTCAACAGGGAGCGCGACCTCATCGACGCGATGACCGGCTTCCTCACGGCGAGCTGCTACACGATGTTCCAGATCTCCGGCTCCGCCGCCGACAACCTCGGCGACGCCGGGGGGCTCGGCGCGGAGTACAACCGCGTCACCGACCGCGTCATCCAGGAGGTCGTGGCCTTCGCCGCCACCTCCGGCTCGGGCGGAGTCTCGACGATCGACATCCAGATCCAGCAGGGTCCGGGAGGAAACTTCTCCTCGATCTTCGGACCCGGCGGATCGTCCAACAACGTCTTCAAGAGTGCCCTCTCGAGCTCCCTGGGCAACTACGGGATCTCCAAGGTCTCGAACCTGAACTTCGTCTCCGGATCCAACATGGTCTGGCCGAAGGGGACGCTGCTCAGGGCCGTGCTCACCACGGCGGCCGGCACCTCCGGCGTCGGCGGGCAGAAGGGCCTGATCGTCCAGGTCTTCTGGTCGCCCAGCGGGTCGTTCGCGAACCGCACCGCGCACCCCTGATCCGACCCGTCCCTCGATGGACGTGGGCCCCGAGCTGACCGCTCCGGGGCCGTTTTTTTTTGCCGTAAGATGACGGCATGAAGCTCGACATCCAGGTACAGGCGTCCTCGTACTCGATCCGCGAGGCCGACCCGGACGACCAGTGGGACATCGGCGAGGACGGGTTGGAGATCCACGGGGTCTCTCTCGTTCGGCTCCCCGACGATCACAAGTGGGGCGAGGAGATCGACGGCCAGCCGGGCGACCCGGCGGTGGTCCTGGTCGAACACTACAGTGACGGCTGCACCTTCGGGTCCAGCGAGTACGCCGAGGTGAAGGGCATCTTCCGGAGCGGCCTCGCCGCCCAGGAGGCGGCCGCGAAGATCCCGACCGATCACGGGTACTTCGGCGCGCACATCTCGTTCAAGTACTTCGACGTCACTCTCCCGGCGTGAGTCTGTAGTGCCTCGACGTGCGGCCCAGTGGTATATTATAGACATGCATTGACCAACACGGTTGTAGACCGCTAGTCGATCGTGAGAGCCTGGAGGCGCCCATGAGGGAATGCTTCCAATTCGAAAGCATGTCCATGCTGGATCACGGCCTGGACGTCCGGAGCCGGTACCTCGACATGATCGGGGATCGCAAGATGGGCTGGAGACTCCCCGCATGGGTAGAGTCACCGGCCGTCCGGGAACACCTGCGCGCCGCCGACGACCGGATCGTCGGCCTGTACCAGGTCTACCATGATTGCGGCAAGCCCGCGGTCCGTGAGGTGGACGCCGAGGGAAGGCAGCACTTCCCGGGGCACGCCCTCGCCTCCCACAGGCGCTGGCTTGAGTGTTCCGACGGATCACCGGAGGCCCTGGAGGTCGCCGACCTGATCGCGATGGACATGGACGTCCACCTGCTCAGGGCCGCCGGCGTGGAGGAGTTCGCGAGGCGTCCGCAGGCCCTCACCCTCCTCCTGACCGGCCTGGCCGAGATCCACAGCAACGCCCGCATGTTCGGCGGCATCGACTCCGTCGGATTCAAGATCAAGTACAAGAACATCGACAGGTTCGGCGCGCGCGTAGTCGCGGCAAAGGAGAGCAAGTGAGCGAGATCCTCCACCACTACATCGTCCTCCGTAACGACCTTCCGTCGGGCACCAAGTTGGCCATGACGGTCCACGCCGCCGGAGAGTCGGCCGTGCGCCAGATCCCTGAGGGCACCTTCGCCTACGTCCTCCGGGTCGACGACGAGGCCGAGCTCCTCCGTCGATCGGAGAGGCTTCGCGCCATCGGGTGCCCGCACATCGTCGTCAGGGAGCCGGATGTCCCCTGGAACGGACAGGCCATGGCCATCGGGCTCGTCCCCACCACCGACAAGGAGCGGTGCTCGAAGGTGCTCGGTGACCTTCCTTTGGCGAGGTAAGATGGTAGAGTAGTTAATGCCGACGTAGCTCAGTGTAGAGCGACCGGTTTTTAACCGGGAGGTCGGGGGTTCAACTCCTTCCGTCGGCTCATGGAGACGTTGCGTTCTGGGGAACGCCGGTGCCCGGCAGGTCATCGCAGGTGTGGTTCGATTCCCACCGTCTCCGCTTTTTGGGGTGATAGGTCTATCAGGGACGCCCGGTTGGAACGCTGCAGTTCCACTTGCAGAGCCGGGAGGGGACGTGCAAGTCGTCATCACCCCGCTAAGGGCCTGTCGTCGTAGAGGTTCAGGACACCGAGCACACGAGGCTCGGAGACGGGTGGTTCGAATCCCCCCGGGCCCGCCG